TCTATGTCAACCCTGCATTTACAGAACTTAACGGCTATACCCTAGAAGAAGCCCTGGGTCGTAATGCTAACTTCCTCAGATGTGATAATTTTGACCATACCAAACAAAGAAAAAAAATTAAGACGGCTCTCGAACAGAAGACTCCTGTGATCGCTGAGATGATAAATAAGCACAAAGACGGGACAAACTTTCTGATTGAACTGCACGTCTTCCCCTTCTACGAGAACGGCGAATGTACTAACTTCATAGGCATACAGAAAGACCTATCCATTCTAGACAACTCGAATTATTTCAACTTCTTTAATGAAACACCTGTAGCGTTCTTACGGACGGATATTGAATCTGGTAAATTCTTGATGGCTAACAATGCGTGTGCCGGTTTATTGGGCTACAATTCGGTAAAAGCGTTGATAGCCGAGCAGAAGATGTCCGATCTTTATTTCGATAAGGGGCAGCGAAAAAAGCTCCTCAACAAGCTTCATAAATCGGGGCGAGTCGAAAATTATGAAATTGAACTAAAGCTCAAAGACGGTCGTCACGTCTGGGTGTCCACCCATCTACACATGGTCTGTAACGGCAAGTGCATCGAAGGAACGTTGATAGACATAACGTCCCACAAGCAAATGGAACACCGACTAGAGCAGATGAGCAAGTCCTACCTCATTAAGATGCAGAAATTGTCTGCCGACATTGACGCTAAGATCACTGAATTTGGTGAACTACCCATGCCGCTAAAGACGGCGGGGTTCACCGTTTCAACCTGAGTCGAATGAAAGTTCAGCCGATTTGCTTTTCAGTATGTTTTGGAAGAATCCGTCGATCTTTATGTGATTTGCGGTGATTCGTCTCACTACCCTAAAGATGTTTGGTCGCAGTCTCGTTTGCTTTGCGACTAAGCATTTATGGTATAGTGGCTTTCGGCTCCGAAAAATGGTAAATAGCCCGATGTGAAATGATTTTGCGGCAACTCTTAATCATCATCTCGGGATACTCCTGATATTTTACAATGTCCATCGGCCAAAGGTCGGTGGACATTCTTTTTGCCCCGAGAAACATGGCATTTTCGTACATCTGAATTGCGTCTTCGAACCGGTTCAGTTTGTGATAGTATACGTCGCCCATCGCACACCAGAATTCAGCCATAAGCGGTGCGGCACAAACACAAAGATTGAGTTGCTTCAGTGAATCCTGGGCCTTGCCGCCTGTCAGTAGGTTAGCAATAGCATGATGGTAACGGACCATCGTCACGGATTTGCCTTGCTTCTGAAGGAAGATGTACTGCTCGGCTTCATGCATGAATTCCTTATATTTTCCCTGAGCAAACAAGATCATAGCTTTACAAAACCGTGGTTCGCCTGACGTGGGGCAGCGATCTTGCCATGCCTTTAACTCATCGAACGCTTTTGTGTTATTGTCCGAACCGAATAAATTCACATTAATTAGATTATTTGATTCAATAATAGGATAAGGCCACACTGGATTGGTGAATAGCGCATTACCTGTCCAGACTCTAACTTCGTAAGAAATGAATGAGTCTCGAATGAGACGGACGTTGGCGGCGGCGCCACGGAAGGTTTGAAGGGCACGGTGCCCTTCTGCCAGGATTTCACCAGGTCGAATGAGGAAGTGCCATCCTGGGGTCAATGTCGTTTTACTAAGTGCAACATCACGTCTATCGGTCTCCATGTGTTCTACATCGAAACCGAGGCGCCGAATGAGGGCAGGGGTGCCGTCGTTGCTACCTAGGTCAATTATTTTGACAGGACAATGGAGAGGCTTCACCGAGTCGAGAGTTTGTTGGATATTCTTGATGTTGTTCTTGGTGACGACGTGTATTGTTAACATGCTCGGCCAGTTCCTCGAATGCGTTTGCCTCGTGTGTTTTGCCTTGTTTTCTTAGGAGTTCAGCGATATCACGATAGGGTTTTACCGATCTTGGCTGAAGTTGGATGTCGGCGACGAGTCTTGGCAGATTCATACTTTAATAATAGTACAGGAAAATAGGAAGTTTTTTCAGGTAATTTTTTAGCACAGATGCAGATATAACTTTACCTTTTTTTTTGTAAGAAGGTCTTCTGCGTATAACGGCAGTGAGCTGGGTTGATTTAGTCAAACTTTGTGCTTTGGTAAGTTTTTCCGAGTTTCAAGAAACTGTTTGAACAGGAGTGCGATGGCGAAAGAATACATTAACAACAAAACATTCGAGGCGATTATCGATGCCTTTCAAGGATTCAAACGAGCCAAGATGCGTTATGAATTGAAATTGGCTGACGTTAAAGAAACGTACCAACGGAGGAAGAAAAAGTATAACGACGAAGAACGTCTCGGACTCATGATCGAAGCCGAATCGGAATACTGTCGAATTTGCGGCTCGTATAAAGACTATCAGGAACAGTTGACTTATGCCTTTTATATCCTCAGCGAAAAAATCGCCAATTACTACGGCCGTTACAATGGGATCGACTCAGAGGACGCTATTCAAGAAGGGGTCTTGATTTGTTTTGAGAAAATTGATAGATTTGATCATCGGAAGGGTAAAGCGTTCAACTACATGACAACTTGCATACTAAACCATTACAGACAACTTTATCGCAGCATCAAGAACTACAATGAACTGAAACGCAAGTACCTGAACCATTTACAGGAACGATTCGAATCCGAAATTCTACGAGGTGGTAGCATCGGCAGAAGCCGGACTTTCGACGTTCCAGTTGAAGGACATATAGACAAATGGAGTTAAATGTTGCGAAGTAATCCGATTGCCATGATGGAAACACAGGAGCTTATCGAAAAACTGGTTGCTGCCGGTTACGGAGAAATAATAAAATGTATGCTTCTTAATGAGAACAAGTGTTACACTAAAAAGAATCGACTTAACAAATCAGCGACGTGTCGCGAATTGGGTATTAATAGCAAAGAATTAGAAGACGCTTTTTGCAAAATGCGAGAACTTCTTCCAGAACTCGCTCTGACCGATCCGGATGAAGAAGCCCAACCGAAAGTCGAAAAGAAGGAGTTAAAGAAAACGACTGTCAAAAAGAGCGGTCGAAATTCTCGCACTATTACAAATCGTAAATCCCTTCCTCCGAGCAAGGCGAAGGGCAATCGTAAGGCGAGCCATAAGACTAAATCTTGAAAAAATTATGACTATAATAAATTTTGATAGGTATCAACATAACTATTGTTGTCTGTCGAATTTGTTTTTGGACTCCGTGTTTGACTGAAACGCCGGACAAGTTTAAATCAAGCATGAAACTTTGAATGACAAGATGTTGGTTGTGAGCGAAGCTAACACCATTGTAGTTTAATGGGTCTGATTAGTTTTATTGTTGCTGGTATGGGGGGGGGGGGTAACTTCCCCCATACCATTATTATTTGGTGTTGATGTCACAGCACTTCAACATACGCCCGAGCGTACCGTAAAGTCAGTTCACACATCAAGATTTCACTACTCCCCATATCTAAATCTTGCCAATTTACGTTCTGCGGCCAGCATTGTTCGAAAGTCCATTTTTCGATCACATTGCCACACCCGTCATAAAGTTCTAAAATGCCATCACGCAGAAAATGGTTAGAATTTGGGTAGGGATTCACGACCGGCGACCATTTGCCAGACTTGTCCGGTTTATAAATCTTCATAATCCAGTCAAAGATCGGATGGAGAAAGTTGGTTTTGATGTCGTAGAGTGTGAGGTTAATCGGTTTCCAGTCCGGCTTTTGGGGGTACATGATATGTTCGTTTAGGTGACGAATTTCCATTTCTTTAAATGATAGGCTGGGTCTTTCCGCTTTTTGTGGCGGCAATGAGTTGATCTGGTTCTGGTCGGCGACCAGCCCTTCGATCTTGAACAACCAACGGTTCTTACGCTTGCAGAGTTTTGAGTTCCCGCTGAAAGGTTCGGGCAGCCCAAAGTCCATCCCCATTCGTCTTCCCATAGTTCACCTGAAAAAGTAAGGGAGTCGGAAACGACCCCCTTGTTCCTAAACGCCGGCAACCGGGCGATTAGTGTTGTTATTGCCAGAGGCCGGTCCAGTTGGCGTATTACCGTTTGGTGACGGTGCAGAACCACCGCAAGGCGAGCAGCATGACGTAATTGTGAAACCTGGGCAGTTGTTCTTATACTTAACGTTGCTGTAACGGAGAGTCAGTTCAATGGTCACTTCTTCCGACGACGAGTAGTCGAGTTCGCCGAAATTTACGCTCGTCGGCCACACGTCTTCCATCGTCCAGGTTTCAAGAAGCTGACCACAGCCGTCCCACAGTTTCAGAATACCCGTCGCAGTGTAGTCCTTACGCTGGGAACCCATCTGAAGTTTGATCGGGTCAGTAAAGTTGTGCACACTGGCGAGCCAGTTATACAATGAAGCCATCTCCGCAGTCGCAACGTCAATATAGGTGACTGTCATCGTCTCCCACTTCGCCTTACCCGGAATCCAAGTCGTGGCATTGAGGAAGTTGACTTCCACTTCATCTACGTTAAGGTTTGGACGAGCCGCAACCTTAACATAATGTTTCGGAACCTTCTGCGAACCGCAAATGCCTTCCAATTCAAAGGTGAATCGGAACTTACGCTTAAAAATTAAATTCGAGAAGCCTAAGTTTCCGATACCCATTGGGATTTTTTCAGCCATTATCTCTCCTGTTCACTTAGACGCTGGTCACGTTGAAATTGGCTTGTCGAGACGGGTCGAACGAGCCAAAGTCATTGCCGTTAACCTTCTTGACCCGAGTTCCGCACGGCGAGCAACAAGCTTGCGGGGTGAAGTCTGGGCAGTACGAGCGGTAGCGAACGTCGCTGTATCGCAGCGTGAGTTCGATGGTCGCTTCTTCCGAGGACGAGTAGTCCAAGTCGCCGAAGTTGATGGATTGTGGCCACATGTGTTGCAATTGCCATTGTTCCAATAGGGTGCCGCAACCGTCGTACATGTTCAACACGCCCGTAGCGGACCAATCACGCTTATCGGCGTTGGTCAGCTTGATCGGGTCGGTGAAATCGTACATGGTGGCAAGCCAGTTCCACAGGTTACGCATCTCTTCGTGAGCAACGTCGATATAGGTGACGGTGATGGTTTCCCAACTACCCTTACCTGGAATATACATTTTTGCGTTCAAGTGATTGATTTCAATTTCCTCAATGTTGAGGTTCGGACGAGCGGCAACCTTAACGAAGTGTTCGGGAATCACGTTCTTCTCGTTGTCACAGTAGCCAACAATTTCGAACGTCCACCGGAACTTCCGCTTAAAGGTCATATCGGGACGGCCGATAACCCCGATGCCCATATTCTTACGATCTTTTGTAGCCATATTGTTAAAGCTCCTGAGTTAGTTACAGCCTCTACAGCATGCTTGCGGGTTAGGACCACAGACTCCCTGATATTGCACGTCGGAGTAAACCAATCCCAATTCGATAGTCACTTCTTCGGAAGACGAGTAATCCAATTCACCGAAGTCAACCGACTCAGGGAACATGGACCCCAGCAGCCAACGCTCTAGCGGGCTACCGCAACCGTCATACAAGGTTAACAATCCCACCCCATTCCAACCTGCCTTCTCAGATTGATTCAAACCGTTAGGATCAGAGAAGTTGTAAACGGTGGCGATCCAGTTCCACAGCCCGGCCATGTCAGCAGCCGGTACATCTATATATGTAACATTGATCGGTTCCCACTTAGCTTTTCCAGGCATCCATGTCGTTGCGTTGAGGAAATTAACTTCCGTCTTCTCAATACTAAGCTTGGGGCGGGCAGCAATCTTGACGTAATGCTCTGGAATGAAGCCGCAGGGAGTCGTGATTTGTAAGGTCCATCGGAACTTACGCTTGAAGATAACTCCAGGCGCACCTACACGACCAATTCCCATCGGCATCTTTTACTCCTATTCGGTATGATTTGGTGAAGAAGAGGTGGCACCCGCCTCAGCGGGCGAGTGCCCTAGTTTCTTTAGAAGGCGTCAGTACCTTCGCCGAAGCTACCCGTCCGGTGGATCGAGAACTCGATGAAGATGAATTCGGCCGCACGGGTCGGTTGGACGCCGATGCGTGCCCGCAGTTCGTTGCGGTCAATTACGTCTGGCGGGTTCAGTTCTTCGTCACACTTCACCCGGAAGTCCGTTACACCACGACCGACCTGAACTTCGGTCAAGATTGCTGTGGCGATACGGACGAACTTCGAACGCAGTTCATCATCGTGCGGATCGAACAACAGTTGGCGGCTGGCAGCCCGGATACGCTTCTCAATGTAGAACATCAGGCGGCGAACGTTAACACGGTCGAGGGCCGTCGGGCGGCGCTGCATTGTCTTCTGACCCCATACCACAAACCCTTCGAAATCCACGAACTGCACAATCGGGTTGATGCAGTTACGGTAGCCGTACATCAAGTCTCGTTCTTCCAGCGTCGGACGAGAGAACACGTCCATGATGTTAGGAACCGTACCACGGTTAACACCTGCCGGTGCGAACCACGGGGCTGACAACTGATCGCTGCGAGCGATGGTCGCCATTACAGAACCCGAGGGCGGCGCCCACACATCGATTCTGTTAAAATTGTCACGAATCTTAACCCACGGCCAGTAGAGGGCACCGAAATCGCTATCGAACCGAGTCGTGTTCAGCGGGTGAGTACCGTTTTGCCAGTCGATGATTTCGTTCACGGTCATGCCAAACGGCGAGTCGATAACCGCCAAACAATCCATACGGACGTTTTGGCAAAGATCGAGCAGTGCCAACACAACGCTCGTCGAGGAGTGACCCGGAACGGCGATCAGGTCAAGGTCGATCTGTTCCGGCTCGCTCAAAGCGTACATGCCGGTGTAGGCCAACTGATTACCGATTAGCAATGCGTCCTGGTCGTCCGGGTCAGACGGGATACCGTCAGAACCACCAGACAAGCTGTAGGTACCGTTGAGCGGAGGGGCGGCATTAGCCGTGTTGTCTACGATCCGAATCCAGTCGGACACGAGGGCAATGTAAGTTTCTACATAGAACCGGCTCGTCTCGTCCTTAGTTAACATCCCGAACGACTCAACCTGCACGCCGTTGTTGTAAACAGCAATCTGGAAGTTGCCTTCACGAATGTTGTTCTCAATCACAATCTGAGTGCTATTGCCGTCAATACCAGCCGAGTCAGCAGTACAGGTAAAGGTCACAGCCCCCGTGTCATTGGCGTCACCGTTCACACGGCCAGCCACTTCCACATCAGTATCACCACTGGTGCGGATCGGAGAAGTACCAACTTTCGTTACACTCTCTAATCCGAAGATACCGAGAGCCGTCGAGTCTGGCTTAACCAACATGCGGGCATCACGGCCGCTGTGGTCGGTGCGGAAAGCGAGGTTGTCGCCTTCAGCATATGCTGTCCAGCCGCCCGGCAGCGAACCGCCGTTCTCGACTTTCTGGCTGTTAATTTCGTCAACGATTTCTTCAACTGTCCACTCGGCCCCTTCCAGGTCGGCAAGGTCGATGACCTGTACCACGTTGTCAATCAACACCGAGTCGGTGCCGTCAACGACGATCTGGATGTTAAGATTAGTCAAACCCGTCAGATCGTACTCACCAGCCGTCTGGTATGATTCCGGGTACTGAGCTTTAGAACCGACCAACCGGGCACGGGTCATGCCAGTACCGAGACCAGTTATATTCGTCGCTTCCGGGTCAGACGGGAAGAGGACTGCGGGCGGGCCACCGTAGATGGCATTCTGTACCGATACCAATTCCAGTTCTGCGTCCGGACCGAACGAGAACGTCGTCATAACGGCGATCTCATCGTCCGGGGTCACATAAAATTCAATGCCATCGATGTCGCTTATAACCTGAAGGTTCAAGTCTTCGGCAAGTTGAGTAGCACTGTAAGTGCCAGCAAGAACAACAAGTGTCTTCGATGCGAGAACGCCGTTGAGCCGCCAACGGAAGAACGAATCGGTATCGAAGGTGTAAGGACCGGGCACATCGGACTCGATCTTAATACGACCACCGGCCGAAGGTATATCTACCTCTGCCGTCGTTGCCTGCTCGTCGCTAACATTATCTTGATCTGCGACACGAACAATCCACAACTCGTTAGCGATCAGTAAGTATTGCTGAGCGGCGTAAATCATATACGGATCAGATGACTCTGGGTGCGGATATCCAAACACCGTAGTCAACTGCCGTTGGGTGGCGATCAAAGTCGGAACGTTAATCGGCCCCTTACTCGCGAAACCAACCAGACCTGCCCGGTGGAAAGATTGTTCGGGAGCAATGAAGCTCAAGTCCTTCTCGGTAATACGCACACTCGGCGAGATCGTGTTGGATGGCGGGAAGCCCCGTAAAATTGCCATAACTTATTCTCCCTTTTCGGCCTCGTTATTTGGAATGTATCTAGTGGAGATAAGCCCCGATTTCTCCAAACGTTCCACATATTCGGTGTTCATCTCGTCCGGTATGCGCCGTACATTATTTCCCGCACCGATCCCAGGAATCAGCAAGGTCGTAAAAGCCCTCGGCGCTTTCTTGGATCGCACTATTACGGAAATGGGACTTTTGTTCTTATTCTTTATTTCAATCATTGCAATTCCTCAACAGCTTGTTCCAATCTTGCGATCACTTCATTCACGTTGTCGTCATCGACGCTATCAACAATCTCCGTCCGGGTCTTAAGAACAGCTTTCTTGCGGACCACCGGTTGCGGGATGTATGTCTCAGCCGTGAAAGTAAACTGGTACTTAAACACGTTTACTTTCTTATCTCCAGGATCGATGTTGATGTTATTAGCTACAGAATTTAGCTTTACACCAATCTCCCAGGAAACACCACGCACCCTTATATATGCCAGGGGACTGAATTTCAGAAGAACTTGTTCGACAATCTGATTAATGTCTTCCCGGTGCATCGTCCAGGCGAACAACGTGTACTCCACATCAACCGGAAGACCCTTCGCCACACCGAAAACAGTGTCCCGTTCGTAACGTTCCTTTATCGTAAAACCTGGTGCGTTATTACGCCGCCAGTCACGCAAATAGTCGATAGCCTTGTGATAACAATAACGGCTCTGTTGGAATTGCATGCCCGAGTTGTGGATCGCTAGTATCGGTAACTTGATGCGATCAACCGCAAGACTTCGATCCTTACGGACGTTTTCTTGCAGTAACATGGCAACGGCCTTTTCTTGCGTGGCCCATATAATCGGGACCGGGTTAGACTTACCCCACTCATCAATAACGACAATATCACGGAACAAATCCTGCATCGCCTCGTCGCAGCCCCGAAGTGCCTTCGAGTATCGGTATAAGGTGCTACGGTCTGGATTTACACCCATGCCGTGTTGATCGTTAATAATGTGACCGGACTGCATCGGGTCGCAGTTGGCCTCGTGCCCGATACCAGTCTTCTTTTGGGTTGGTTCGTCGAGCCAGTCGAAGAAGCGACCGGATACTGCTTTCTGTGAACTATTAACACCCTCGTCATCGTCGCAACACTCGGCCGGACCCTTCTGGTCGCAGTAGGGCGGTGCCGACTCAATGTTCACATCCTTAATCGGTCCAGGTTCGTTACAAGGATTCAAATCTGGTTGGGTCATAACTTATCTATGGTATAGGTATAAAATGCTCAGAATAATTAAGTGTAAAAATCCGCTTCCCAAACGGTACAAGCTCGTCCCTCCTCTCAGAACGCCAAACAAAATACCGTTTCGATTGTTTAAAAACTGTCACCCAACCCAGAAGTCGGAATTCGTCACTGAATGTTTATCCGATCCTTACGAATCGCCTCGGGGTCCACGTTCGGAGCCGACTGCGTAATCTTGCCTTCGCCAATGCTTCGGTCCTCTTGAAACTTCTCGCACATGACTTGAAGACGCATCTCACCCCACAACTTAAACTCTTCGACATTGCACTGGAGAATCTTCCAGTTCTCCCGACGGTGAGGGGTGAAGAGACGTGAGCCGACCTTCGGGGGGTGCCCGATTCGGTTCAACACGTCCTTGTAGTTGAATTCGAACATCAGTTCATCCGGCGAATCGACGCCGAACGTGGACATGAAGTTTTGAGATGGGATTGGGTTGTAGAAACCGTACAAGCAGATCGGTTTGTTACTGTATAACTTACCTCGGTCTTCCATGTACAACGGGTCTACCGTGTTCGACTGAATGAACACTTCGTAGTAGTAGATCGGCGTGCCAACGATCTCAATGACTTCCTGGTCCCAGGTATTGAACAAGTCAATCTCTGGGTTATCTGGGTCGAACTGTTGTAGTGAACCAGTCAATCGGTACGGCGTTCCATCTGGATTAGAAATGGGCATGCTTTATATACGCTTATAACTACATTCAAAGAATGGTTAACCGTACAAAAAAATCAACATTATGATCGGCTTTCAATAACAAGCTACGTCTGGCGGCATCACAAAAATCGCAGGTATAGCTGTCGGAGTCGTCTCAATCGTCGTGGCGGACGCTTTATTCGCCGATTTTGCGGTAGAAAGCCCATAATTGTCACATACCGCAGGGCAAGCCCTGCGGCTTGGATTGATCCAAGAAATGTTCTTGAACCAACCGCATAGAAGAAGTTTGTTGAATCTTATTCAGGGCAAGCTTTGTCGGGTCGGTACTCCGACCCGAC